CTACTCCGTTTTACCTGGTAGAATTTTTGAAATACTTGGCAATACTGCTGACAGTACCAAACCAATTAATTTAATTCTATTGATTGTCACCAGTGACAATCCTACTTCTTGTAAAAGATCGAACTTAGTTTCAATAAAGCCTGTTAAGACAATTAAAACGCTCACGATTACGGCAATTGTTGTTTTATTCATATAAAAATTATTAAGGATTTATTATTTAATTAAGGTGTTATTGTCCAGCCTTTCGCAGATACTCCTGTATCTGTAGCTGTACCGGTTACTGTATTCGTATTACCGTCAGCCCCAAATTGTCTACCACTACCAGAAGGCAAACTCGAAATCCAAGCTGTATCTGTATTCCAACTGGAAGTTGTTATATCGTTATTCGATAATATCAAACTTTCTAAGGTTGCAGGCATTGGTGAGGTTGGATTAAATGAAGTCAAACTGCATCCGTAGAAACTTAATGTAACTAGACTATCCGGTATACTATCTGGATCAAATGAGGTAATTGGATTACCATCTATATAAAGCTCCGTAGCATCATTCCAGCCTTTTATATTAAATCCAATAGCCTGACTATCCTGAAAATTCATAAATATAATTCCAGAAGTATCTTCTTTTGATAACTTAATAGTATTTCCAGTAACAGATGCGCTATCGAAAGTATAAGCATTAGCTTTAGTGGCTAAATAAGTATTCCATTGATCTACATCATTTATATCTGAGATACCAAAACTAGATGCGGAAGTGTTAATATCTGAAAAAGTTAATTCTACAAAGTCAGACTCTTTTCTAACTACCGCTAAAACATAATTATCTCCCGATATTGGTAAATGATAAAAGTCTCCATTTTTCAAACCCGCGGCAATAGCGGCCGTATTTGTAGCGTATTCTCCTTTTACCATATCTTCAATAGTAGCTAACGTGTAGTCACCTTCAACTGTTTTAGTAGGTATATTAATATTGTAAATAGCGGTTAAAGCCTCTGGAAAATGCAATTCCACGCCCCCACCATTGACATGATCGTCTACACTTAACTCTATTTTACCTTCATCCAAAACTACTCTACTGCTTTTATCCGTTGCTGAATTTTCCATGCGTACAATCTCATTAGATACAAGTAAAGCACTTTCTTTACTATCTTCTATTCCATCAGTTATAGTTACAGCAAAATATCTATCGTTTGGTGTACCTCCTAATATTCCAAGATAACTAGCTCCTTCATCTACTTCGGCATAGCCTCCAACATCTAAAACTTGCTGTAAATCTTGAGACCCGCCTGTAATATCGTCCGTAGTAGCAATAGTATAAGTACCCTCTGCCTTCGTGGGGAATTTTAGAATAACATTTTCTGTAGGGTGTTCAAATTCTACTCTAGTTGACTTTGCAGTGATCTTGTCCTGTTGTTCTATTTGTATTACACCGTTTATAATACTTATTTCTCCTCCTAAATCAGAAGTTTCCCCAAAAAAGTCTATTCTTGCATCGATAGCATCAGCCCCTACAACTAATCCAGCCTCTTTATGAAAATCCGTATCATTGCTAAGACTAGAGTAAACTCCATTACTATTATTCAAAACATCTTGTAGAGTACCCCCACCGCCTGAAATATCCTCTGTAGTAACTAAAGTGTAATTACCGTCTGGTTTTTCAGGTAGTTTAAAAGTAGCTACTCCCTCTGTGGTTTTAGTAAGGTCTAACATGTTCGATCTTGTTATCGAATATACAGGCTTAAAATATACATAACCATTAGCGCTTACGCCCAACTCAACATCAGTATCATAATTTCTAACAGCACTTTGACCCGCTGTAAAATAGCTTTGTTGATTTGACGAATCCGTCAAATTGATAGCTTTATTGACTGCGGTATCATTGTTCCATAATATATTATCCAATGTAAGCTCATCCGCAGTGGCTAGAGTATAGCTACCTTCTGGTTTAGCAGGCAAAATATAATTATTATTTGCTGTTAGATCAGCTATACTTAGATTAGACGTAAAACCATGATACTCCTTTCTCATAAAAGGATTGCCATTGCTCACAATGAAAGAACCTCTAACAATATTACCAGTCAAATAACTTGTACCGTTTAAGCTGGTACCTTGAACGCCATCGTTCGCAAATAAACTAAGGGCAGTACTATTTACGCCACTACCGCTTATTAATGTCCCAGAACTTCCATTATTTAAAACACTTTGCAAATCCTGAGAACCTCCACTACCTCCAAACTCGCTACGAGGTACATATTTTACAATTTTATCAGCTCCACGCACTAAGACTGAATCTGACTTTGTTACACTTGCCGGAACCGTATTCAGTTCTAACGGCTTCGCAATATATGTCGTTGATTGTGCCGAAATATTGAGTGTGACGGCTAACACTAAGAATAAGAATAGTTTTTTCATTGTTATTTATTGTCTTTAATGATTAATTCAGAGGTTTCAGTCTCAGTTGTATTTGTTCTTATTTTTTCAATGGTAAATTCTCCATTATTCAAACTGATAACAGCTTTCAAATTTGGATCGGATGCATCCGTAATTGTCAATGCTGACTTTTCAACTTGCTTTTGAAGTTGTGAGACTGTAGTCTCTAAGATTTTAATTCTTTTTTTAGGTTTCATATATTAATTAGATTTATTCGTAAGATGATTTGAGCTGATCGTTATCGCCAGTCCAACTACCACTAACAAAGGAATTTTCAACAATTCCTAAGCAGTAATCACCTGGTTCTTTTTCGCTTTCATTTGCATTACCTTCAGCTTTAAAAACAAGGAATTGACCAAAAGGGATAATTCGTGTTTTAGCAAACAATCCTGCGTGTGCATTTTCATCCGTTAAGTGATTATCAAACGCCTCCTTATCAGCTTTATCGTTTAAAATTTCTTCAATTTGGGTAATGGATGTTATTGGAATCTTTTCGTTTTTATGCCAATAACTTTCAAACCAAGCCCAAAACTGCTCTTGTGTTGGCACGTCTCCGGTTTCATACCAGCTTTTAAGTATATTTATATCAGTTGCTGCCATATTTTTACTTTTTCCAGATTGCTAAATAACTAACCTCCGAAGGTGCACGATTTTCGCTATTGTTGCAGGTGATTCTAACATTGTTAACACCAATATCCCATTTACACCAAATGGTATCACCATTGTCGACATTACCACCAAAAGCTACTTTCGCTATTCCCGCACTAAATCCCTTTAAATGCGCCATTGTAAAACCTTCTGGCGGGTTAACTATATAATAATTTTTAGTAAAATCATTATCGTTTATTCCTGTGGAGGAACGATTGAGAGTTTCAACAATTTTAAAATCGTAAACCTCTTGAAGATTTTTTTGCGCACCTGTTTCGATGGTCAGCATTTTTGTATAGACAATTGCAAAAGCATCGGCCAAAGCTTCAAATGTGGTTAAGTCTGTTTTACCTTCCAGAGCTGCTTCAAGTTCTTTTGTTTCTTTTGGCCTGATAAAATCAGCCCAATCCATAGAATTGACTCCTGCTCCAAAAGTCACATAGCGAGTTCTTATAACTGTTTTAGACTCATTATTTTCAAAAACAAGATTCTCTGTGTCTTCTTTTAAAATCACTTTTGTTTGAACGAGACCGCCTTTAAAAGCTAAAACTTCCCCATCTAAATACACAACACCATCACTAACATTTGAACCTGTAAGATTACAACCATACAAGATCGTTTTATCTCCTGCAATTCCTCCCAAACCATTAAAAACGGCGGAAATTTTTTGCAGTTCATCCAAAATCCTAGTTGTTAGCGGAAAGCCCCCAGTTTGATTAACATCCAGTTTATTCATATTGCTATTATTTGATAAGATTTGCCCGCTAAAACATAAAATTCAATCGTGGCGACTATTTCATTTATTTTTAAATTCATTATTTCCTGTGGTACATTGACTAAGAAATCAACCGTTGATCCTTCATAATTAAATTCAGGTTCTAACCACATAGTACCTAAATACACTGGTAAATTTTCCGCTTGTGTATAGATGTAGTCTTTTGGTTTTTTGTTGGTGTTGGCTATTGTTATTCTCCTTTGTTCTGGGTCATACCTGTCATTTAAAACACCTCTCATGTAACATTTTTGACTGTTGTACGAAAGCTTTTTAAGATTGTCTTTTCGCATATTTGACCAACGAATATGCAAGTTTAGTATTGGTGAAATCAAAGCTTTGAGATATCCAAAATTCTTAGTCTTTCGCATTGGTGTTGGCAAAAGCAAAAGGATTAGTTTGTCAAAATCTACTTTAAACCACATAAGAAATATTATCAAAATTTGGAATAGTAAAATAACCACTCACCGGCACCGTCCTTACATTTATTGGCTGAGCATCTTCATACTCATTTGTATCAATGTTAATTGCCTGTGATTCGGCATTTACAATATGTGGAATATTAACACCTGGTACCTGCTGTAACTTATCTACTAAATGAGCCAGAACCAACTCACCATTAAAAGGAAGTTCTTTCATGTACTCTTTAATTGCATCCTGAACGGGGTAATTAGCGTTTAAAATACTCATGCCGTTTGCATCCAAAACCAATGGATCACGATATATCTGCATGTTTAATAATAGAATATCCGGCAAAAGGTTTATAACTAAATAATTTACGCCTGCATCGGTAATCTCATCAATGTAAAAATCAAATGCATTTTTAACTTCTGGTGTAATTGGTGCCAAAACTCCTGCTGTTTCGGTAGCTATCTTAATACGCAATTGCCCGCCTGATTTTGTTACTGCTGAATACTTAATGACTTTAGAAGCTTCGATTTCTTCATCTGTAAAACCTGTATTGTCATATTTATCCGTGTCCCGGATTAAATCAAATCCGTATTGAAATGCTAAAGCTGCATTTCTATACCATGAAAGACGGTGCGGGAATTTAGTTTCTATTATATTAGTCACTTCCTGAGTATGAGTATCAAAAAGAGATTCTAAAAGCCAAATTGCGTAACTTATTATAAACGTATAACGTCTGTAAGCTGCGGATTGACTTATGGAATTTGGGAGCGTAGGATCAGCAGCTATTTTAGCATAAATTCCGTTTTGAATGTCTGTTATTGTTCGTGCCATTTTAATCTACTATAAATGTTGATCCTACTATCATTGTTCCGATTCCAATAGGTGGTTTAAAATCTTCCAATTGTGTCTGAGTTATACCTGTAGCTGGTATTGCAGTTTTGCTTTTTAAATAGTCCGTTTCTTTTTTTAAAATTGTCATACCCTCTGGAATTAGTATTTGTTCACCGGAAACGGGATCATCAGTAACCGACCTTTCACCGTTAGCAAGTGCAAGAGCATAAGCATTCATAACACTTCCTGTGTGTTGTATGGCTAAATCAAACCAAGATTGCAAGACTAATACAGTAACTGTCATTGTTTAATAATTTGCATCGATTTCAATTGTTAAATCTGATGCTATTTGAATTTTATTTACTTTCATACCATCAAATGAAAATTCTAATCTCATTTCCCTGGCTAAATTTTCGGGGCTATCGTCTTCCAAATACCTTTGCGCTCCAATGCCTCTCATTGGCACATCTTTTAATTCGCCTTTGTCAATCAAAATCAACATTTTTTGATGTTGGGCTGTACTTTCTCCGACAACTAAATCACCATCAGTAACCAGTAAATCAAAATCATCATCTAATAAAAAATCTGTCATTTTAAACCTATTTTAAAAACTGATTAATCCTTGTTTCAATAGCAGTAAATTGAGCTTCATTTATTAGCACATTCGTTGTGCCTGACTGAGCCGATGCAGTACCCGTTGTATTAACCTGAAAGCTCATGGATTTAATTGCGGCTAAAAAATCAACCATTATTTTTTTTAATGTTTCGTTTTCCTTTTGAAATAAGAATCCTGATGCATCAACTTCGATAATAGTATTTTCAATGTAGTACCCCACTTTCGTCACTTCATCGGCTGCAATAATCATCCAGTCGTCATCATCTTCAACACGAACGGCCAAAACATAACTACCTACTTTCGGTACCAGGATAAAACTTTTTTTTTCTGAGAGAACCGGACGAAGCCTAACATCCAAAATCTCCTGATCGTCTTCGTCAATAAGAACACATAAGGCTTTATTTTCGTCAACAGATTTAACTTTCGCTATATTACTAACAGCAGGACCGTCGTTTTTTGCCATCTGCTGAAATGCTAATCTTATTTGTTCCGGTGTTGGCATTTTCTTTATGTTGTTATAAAACCTAATTCTAATGTTTGCCTGCCGCCTGATTTGCTAAACTCACCTGTAACGCTTTCAACAAAAAAACTTCCCGATTTATCAGGGTATTTGTAACCGTCTATTTCTGCGATGTCTCCTTTGTTTGTTGCAGGTTCTAAAAATGCCATGATGTTACCTTCGTAGCCGTTGTAATTGCTTTTAGTCTGTAACCTGTTAGCAATTTGTTTTAACAGATCAGCAGGTAATCCTGCTTTTACTTTTACGGTCTTTTCGTTGTCGTATTTATCTGCATCGGACTTGGTTCGTTTAACTTCGCCTTGTCCGCTTTTTTCCTGAATAACTATTCTAACATTTTTGTCAACAAGGCGTTTTTTAAAATCATCGTCTTTTACGGTATTCCAACCTAAACGAAGCTTTACACGTTTACCTTTCTTACCAAATTGAGTACCTACATACAATTCATTAAAATTGAAGTAAACAGCCAAATGCACCTCTTTTTTAAGCCATTCCAAAACCTGAATGCCGGTTGCATTTTTAAACCGTACATTTTTTAAAGGAATGTTTGGCATTTCATCAGATAAAACTATTTCAGTACCTGAGCATAGATCAGTTAACAACTGCTTTACGGTTACATCCGAATAGGTTTTATTGAAAATGATGTCATATAATAAATAACTATAGCCCTCACATTCAATTTTTACAGGAATACCCATATTTACACGCTTAATAAAGCCCTCAAAACGCTTTACATTATTACCATCATAACCAAGCAATATGCTGATTTTGTCGTTTTCTTTAAAAAGATACTCTGTGCGGCTATTTGGTTCTTGCAAGTCTTCAGTTATCGTCTTTTCGTTTTTCAAATATTTAATCCTGGGCAATTCAATTGTACAGGTATCAGTAAAACTATTTATGTCCGTTTTCCAAGAAACCTTAGAGGGTTTAATATTTGGATAATCTCCAATTGTAATATTGCTGGTTAAATAAAACATCTATGTTATAATTAAATCCTCTATATAATCCGTTTCAAGAATCATTGAAAAGGGACGTATCCAAACCGCCTTTCCTTGTACTTCTGGAAAATCCAAACTGCTTATAGCAACTCGACAGCTATCTTCAAGAAAAATTTCAGGATAACCGCCTTTTAATTCAATTTCGCCGGGGCTCTCGAATATTTTCTTTAATTTGTTAATCTGGTCTTCTGGTACTAATTGATTTTTACCAATTAAAAACCCTTTGATTGTAAATCTATAATCGTCTATTGCAAAGCATTCCTTTACTTTTCCTTTACGTTCACTAACCGGGGTTCTGATGATATCTTTCATTAAATTTACACCCACCGTACAGGCTTCAATTTCAATTTCGGTAAACAGACTTCCTTCAACAGCTCTTAATTTCACAGGAAACCAAATTGACTGCCCGTAAGCTCCAATTTTATTAAAGGGAATGTTTTTGCTTGAATAATCAATACTGCCTTTAGGTCTCGTATTTTCAGAAGTTATTGAATATCCAATTTCTTCTGTAGTCGGTTGCATCGAATCCTTATCGGTAATGAAATAAGGATTATTTGCAAAATAGGTTTTGTATAATTTTACTAAATCAACTACTGTATTTGTACTAAACATATTAAACCATTTTTGAACCGTTATATACTATTCTTGCTAAGCATTCCATTACAACCCTTTCCATTTCGTCAACCGATTCGTTGGCGTTCATTGTGGTAAATTGCAGGTTTTCAAAAAACTTACCTACCTGAATATTTACCACTTTTGGACCCGCTCCGGAAACAGTTTCACCGGCTGACTTTCCGGCTGAACCGTTTGAAGTCATTAATGCAGCACCGGCACCTAATGGCGAATCGTCCGGGCTTTCGTCTTTTGGTTTGGGAGTAATTAAGGTTTTTGTACCTTTTACATTAATCGTACTGTTATTTCCTTTTATCCACTTGTAAAAAGCTTCAATCTTATTTAAAATTGGCTCAACAAGATTATCCCAAACCCAAAGAATGCCATCTAAAACAAGACTAATTGCATCTGCTACACTTTTCATATACCATCCAATAAAACGAAACACATCTTTCAGAATCTCACTTTTACGGACAAACTCGACGATTCGGCTAACAAATTCCCATAATTTGACAGCTATATTTTGAATAACTGGCCATAATGACGTAAAGTTGTTTTTTGCTATAGCAACCCACTCACTCCATTTGCCGGTGCCTTTGACCAGTTCGGTAACGTAATCAACCGCTTTACCAATTCCGTTAGCAAATCCATCGATATAAGGTTGTGCACGTTCGATCATAGGACCAATGCCGTTAGCAAACTTAATTCCCATGTCTAAGAACTTATTGATAACCGGTGAAAAGGCATCGCCTAAGTCTGATGCAGCAGTCATAAAGTTGTCCTTAACAGTATTCCACTTTCCGGATTTTGTTTGTCCTTGTGCTGCCAAAGCACCTTCATAAATACCGCCTTTAGAGTTTGCCATAGCAAGGGATTTTGCAAGGTCTTCATAGGTGACTTCCATTTCCTTGACCTGTTCAATACTTTTGCCTGTTGAGCGTGCCAACATGGCGTAAATATTAATACCGGCTATTCCAAACTGTCGAATATCCATTGCGGTAGCTTTTCCGACCGTTTTAATTTGCTGCATGTTGGCGGCCATTCTTGATAATATATCATTACCGCCACCAACAGCCGAAACGGCATTAGCTAAATTCATGGTGTCGGTTCTGGCAGCCTTAGCACCCAATCCCGCGGAAATCAAAGAACGGTTAACCTCCAAAAGTGAAGCTGTATCAAAAGGCGTTGCGTTTGCATCCGCTCTAATGTTTTTATAAGCATCTTGCGCGCCTTGTTTACCTAAAAAAGTGGTTAAACCAGTAATTGCCTGTTCTTTTTCGAAGCTTTTTTCAATCATTGCGCCTACACCGGCTGTCGCTGCATTAACTAACATAGAAACCCCGCCAGATGCTAAACCGCCAATCATGGAACCTATTGCAACACCTCCGATACCTAAACTTTTAGAACCACCACCAGAAGACGAACCGCCTATATTTCCCGCGTGGTTTGCTGCTTGCCTTTGTAAAGATGAAAGCTCACGTCTGGCCATTGCAATTTGACTGGGAATAGTACTCCTGCTAATTGTGTCTTCGACTTGTCTGATTCTATTCTGAAGCTCCGTGAAGCTCATCCCTAAAACCCTGTTACGACCCATCATTTGATTAGCCGACTGACTCATTCTATTAAATACGGACTGGGAAGTCGAACCAACTCGCGTTATGTTCGAGCTTGCCATGTCCCGCATTCTTAAAACAAAATCAATAGTATTATTCATAACCTAAGTTCTTCCTTTTTTGATAATTCAAGCGCAATACCGGTGCGATAGAAAAATGTTTCGTCGCCCCAATCTTTCAAGGCATTTGCACCGAATTTCATACACCCAAATACAATCAGGTAATCTAAACCGGCTTTCTTATTTTGGCAATCCTTTATGCCTTTATTGCTAAGCGCGAAAAAACTCGGCTTTCTTCCCTTCCAAGATGTTGTTTATCTGTAAGAAAACAGAAATGAATTTTTCTTCGTCTTCGATGAGAATTATATCACCATCCAACCAAAGTTGTTCTGTGACCATTGCAACCGCTTTACTTAGTCCATTGGTTCCGATTGCTTCCATGTAGTCCCCTAAATCGTCAGCCGTTGGAGGTCTTAAGACTGCCAAATCGTTTTCATGTTTTAGATAGATCAGTTTACGACCTCCTGAAAGCTCTTTCCATTCATCTAACTTTTTTTGAGTAAATCTTTCAACGAATGGTGTTGTGTCGTTTTCTTTAAGTTTTTCAACTTCTTTTGCTTTACGATTCGCAAAAACGGTTTTTAAATTACTGGGTTTACCTGATTCTTTCATTTGTTTGTTTTTTATTGTTATGGTAATCTTACATTCATTGCCAGGTATGGCAACGTTATTTCTCTGTGTTTGGCGTTTTGCTCCATGTCAACTCCTGATTCTGTAAAAGCAACGCCAGAAGCGATGTAAACAGAAATAGGATCGATTAATCTTTTTTTATACGAACAGGTAATTACAATTAGCTCGTGAGGCACTTCTGTAATATCTTCAAAACCTGCAAGCCTAGCGGCTTTATTCATGGCGTCAGCTTCAAAGCCTAGTACCTTAATACTCCCAGAGCTTTTTTTGTTCCCGGACTGAATATCGATGGCCTCATCACCCGCCCCGTATAAATGCTCTTTTTCAACTTCCTTTTTGAAGCTAAAACCGCGTAAACCTTTGATTGTTCGGGTTAGTATTTTAATCTCAAAGTTTGACCATGCACACTCTGATGAACTTATATTTACATTCATGGCTATAAATTAGCGGTTAAACCTATTGTTACTTTAATCCAGGTTAAATACCCCAGAGGTAAGACAGCAATTTCAATTGCTCCTGTGCTCGTGTTGATAATATCAACATCCGTTGGGACATTAACATCAATATTACTGACCTGTCCGGCTAATTGTGATCTTAATTGCTGTGCGATTGTTTCTTCTAAATCTTTCGCATCAGTAGCATTGATAGTTCCGTCAGCATTAACACGAACAGAAGTTTCTAAAAGAGGAGTCGCAGCTGCTACGCCAACTCTTTGAGCTTTGTCGATTATACTGCCATGCACTAAGATGCTGAAATCGTCATTAGTAGCCATATTATCTCTTGCAAAATAATATCCCGCTGATCCGTCACGTCGATGCATAATGATATATCCTGCTTTAGCAAAATCATCTAATTCTTCCGGGTAGTAATCTTGGATAGATTTGTCACCTATAAAAACTTCTGAAATTGTCAAAGGACCATTTTGCCCGTTACCAATTTTAACATGACATTGATATTTAACCGCTCTTGCCAAAGCCAATGCAACACCACTTGCTCCAGAACCATCGTTTAAATCACTTCCAAGTACAACACCTGCAAAACCATTTCCGACTGTATTAGGTTTGAATAAATCGGCTTCTAAATCAGCTATTCGACCCTCAATAAGCATTCGTACTGGCTTGTTAATGGATTGCTGATATTGTCCTAAAGTTTTAGAGGCTAACAAAGCATCTTCGACATCTTTATCCAAAAAGTGATCTTCTGGCATTTCATACACTTCGCTTGGTTTGCGAATCAACCCAACAATGGTGATTTCACCTTGTGCCGAATTAAGCAGTTTTTTAAGACCGTTTGCATTGGTTGAAGTAACCATTTGCGTAAGTGTCATTGTGTCCTCAACTCCAAGAATAGTTAAAGCTTTATTACCTCCTAATTCTTGATAAAAAACCTCAATAGCCTTGTTTAAAAATGGTTCGGCTGCTACTGTATATCCCTTTGAAACTGCATCATCATAATTGTAAACAGTTTCAATAACGCCGATTTTTGTTTCGGCCGTTCCCATAAGAGCTCCAACGCTGTCTAAGATTTGCAACTGGCGTTTGAGGTTGCCAGAGGCTACTACTGTAGTAACCTTTGGCGTTCCGGTTTCTTGTGCCATTATTGCTTATCTTCTAAGTTAACAGCAACTTTATAAGCTTCGATTGCAGCTAATAAATCAGGTTGCTTTTTGGTTGGAGCTGTAAGCCCTAATGAATTAAAAAGCGATAGTACTTCAGGATAAATTGCTGTTTTAGGATCAAAGTTTTTTAATAACTCCAAATGATCTGCTTTAGGAGCATCAGCATTTTCAACTACAATATTTATTGGGTTTTTAATTATTGAAACATTAAACTCTTCGTCATTTGATTCTAAAACATCAGTTGTCGAAATAGAAATAGTGGTATTATCTGATGTTCTAATAAAATTGTCGTCAATTCTTGCGAAACCTAGTAAGATTAATGTATCAACTCTTTTTTTGAATCTTGCTTCTTTATCTTCTGTCGTTTCACCAGTTTCAATAACAGGATCAATTACTTTTTTATTCATCAATTCAAAATCACTTCTATAGTGAGAAATGACTTCATTGTCTTTTAACCCGCCTGCATGACCGTCAGCAGTTCCTTTGGTATGAAACACTCTATTATCTGATGTAATGTGACATTCATTACTTGATGGGTGTCTGTCGAAATAATCGACCGCTTTTTCGTTTGACATTTTAAATAGTATTTAATTAGATTTTAATTACACTGGTTAACCTCAAAACGACGACTATTATAAGCAGTCCAATAATTACGAGGAATATATCACCTAGTATCATTTGTGTTTTTTGCCACCATGTTAATTCCTTTTCAACCGGATAAGGTATCTTCTGGGTTATTTGCTTATGCTCTTTAGTGTAAACATCTTTCCATTGTGCAAACAACTTAATTGCCTCAGCTTTACAGTCAACCGTAAGTACATTATCCTTTAAATTGACTTTTGGAGGTTCTAAATTTTTACCAGGTGTTAATATTGGTTTAACATCCTGTTTAATGGCTACCTTCCCGTTGATGCATTCCAGATACGCCTTATAATAGCTGCTATCTTGCAAGACTTCGAAAACTGTATCACGTACCACTTCTTTTGTGGTGGTTGTCGTAGTTGTCTCTGTAGTTGTTGGCGGTACAACACTAGAGCTTTTGCAAGCTACTAGTGTTGTTGCCAAAACAACAAAACAAAAAATGGACAGACAGAATTTTAATTTTAGGTTTTTCATAATCTTAAATATGCTTTAATTGTGCTTTTGCTTCGGATTCTTCTACATACTTTGTAACCTTCCCGGCTACCATCATCGTTGGTGTTTCCTTCGATGGTGTGTATAATGTTTTTGTCAACCTTTTCAACTATTCCGGTATGTCCTTGACCTTTGCCAAAGTCCATAATGAAAATGTCGCCCGGTTGTGGTTCCTTAACCACTAAATCTTTTTCGAAGTTTAGCATTGCCAAAACTCCTGCAGTTTTTGTAAGTGGGTTTGCGATGGCCAATTGTAAAGAAGCTTCTTTGGTACACCAGTACACAAATGCCATACACCATGCATAACCTTTACCAAGTCCTACCGACTTTAAATATTTTTCTACAGCTGGACCAGCGTTACTGTTTTTTGGTATTTCTTCAACACCCAATTGAGTAATGGCAACAGCTAATGTTTTTTGTCCTAATGTGCTCATTATACTTTTCCGTTAAGTTGTTTGAACTTTTGTAATTCCTCCACTAAGTGCTGATTTATAACCATTAATTCGCGGTGTTGCGCTTCCATTTTTTTGATAGTTTCAGTTGCGGCAGTTAATCTGCTTGCCATATCGTCAAGTAAGTCACGATAGTATTTTACAGCGTTTACAGCATTGTCTAATTCGGCAGCTCTATCCGCAGCAAGGTTTTTTCTTTTTGAAAAAATCCATGTAATCAATGCAGAAAAAAAAGCGGCTAATGTTGGGAATACAAATTGATCCATGTAGTTGTTTTAAAAAAAGGCTTCTACTATAGGCGTAGAAGCCTTTTGGATATATATAATATTTATTTCATTAAGCTGCCTGAACTACAATTCCGACACCTTTCCAGTCTTCACGACGGCAACGACCACCCATTTTTACAAGTCCTGAGTGAATATCTCCGAAGTATAAAGGGTTTTCAAAATCTTGGAAAAGTTTAGTATCTCCTACAGATTTTGTTACACTGTCTTTTTGCCAAAAGATGCTTGCAAGATTATCTGTAGCTGCCAAAGCTTCACCAGGTAATCTAAACGTTCCGCCGGCGGTAAGTGCCAGAACCGAACTTCTCTCTAAGAAAGTAAAGCCGGCAAACTTTCCGATAATACCGTTTTCCAAATCAGCAGAAGCTTGAAAAGCCGCCATTTGATTTTGTGATAATGAGTCAATAAACTCTTGCTGCATGTAGCTTTCTAACATTGCATAGCGATCTTTCTTAGGTACATTGTCCTTATTGAATTTAGCTTGCATTTTTTGAGGCTCTTTATAAGTAAAAGCTTTACGGGTTCCGGTTTGTCCGTCCTCAGCATTTACAGCCGTTGCAGCTCCACTTGTTGGGATATGTCTTGAAGCAGGTAAATACTCAACAGTTGTACCGCCACCAACAGCAGGTTTAACACCTTTAACCCAACTATAGGTTAATTCGTCACCGATAGTTTCAGCCAAAGTATCTGTATGATCTGCTAATACGCTGTCTTGTTTTTCATAACTGATCTCTAATTTTTCAGAAGTCAATACTGCTGTCGGATCGGTTGTGAAAACGTCAAGAGCATACATAATTGCGGTGTCTCCACGTTGAACTGCTGTAGCTGCTCCAAAACCTCTGTTTTTTACAACATTTGGTTTTGCTCCTGCTTGCGGAATGTACACCACAGAACCACCTAAGATGAATTTACTTTCATCGAAACAAAGTGCAATGTGTGGGTTTGTTTTACGTAGTTTTTCTACGATATAAGACGCCCAAAATTCTTGGGGTATTTTTGGATTTGCCATAATTAAATTGGATTATGAGTTAGGAAATTTTTCTTTTCTTAATTTCTCGTACAAATCAGGCAACTGAATACGTACGGTTTCTAATTGGTCTGATTGATATAAATCATCCCATTTTTTGCCAGCAAAAGCAGATGCATCAGTTTTGTCGCCCAATTCATCTGTAATCAATGTTTGCGCTGGCATAGCATCGATAAGGCTTTTTAAACCTTTTGGGTTTTCTGCAAAACTGTCTGCTAAGTTTTTGGACATTTCTTTTGTCAGTTTCTTGTCAGTTTCACCTTTAGCCAATAAGTCCTGAACTTCTTTAGCAACACCTTCAGCTTTTAAGTCGTCAAGCTCCTTTTCCTTGTCTTTCAATTCCTTGGTTTTATCTGCTAAATCCTTTTGCAGTCCAGGTATTTTGTTGGCTTTATCAATTAAGTCCTGAAATGCACCGTTTGCATCTTCATCACTTGAATTGTCGCTCAAATTCAATGCGGTCAAAACGCCCGCCGTTAAAATGATTTTTTTCATGTTATTGGGTTTAATTATTTTAAAATCTGAAAGGTTTAATTCGTTGTCGTCAATATCAAAAAGGTCAGCAAGTGCATTGTAATTGCCCGGAATATCAACTAGCGAAATTTCACGAGGAAACCACTTTGTAATTGTGGGACCTGTTTGATCCGGCAACATTAATTCCTTTAAGTCCGAATAGTCCAATACAACTATTTTTCCGACGCTGGCCGCATTCAAAAAACCGTTTTCAATTTCTGATACAATGGTTTCACCTTGCGGGTGTGCTAAATTGATTATCGGTTTAGCATAAACCTTATCATTATCGATTCTAAAGTCTTCCCAACGCACTACGACACCATTGTCACGATTATGCATTTTAAATCCTATAGGATTTTTTTTGACTTCATCTACCAATAAACCAGACGTCAAACATCGATAGCCATACACATTCACTGAGTCGTCAGTAATGCAAAATTCCTTATCGATTTTTTTCAGTTTAGGGGTACTCATTAAGCTTTCATATTTATGTGTTTGTTAAATCTGAGTACAAACTTGCGAATACTTCAAAGCCTTTAAAAATAAGGGCGCAAGGGTTGCACACATATTTTAAAATAGGCTTGTTTTAGGTCAATTTTGCCCTGTAATCAATTAGCAAAATGGGAATTTCCAAAGCACAAGAGCGGGAGTACGCTCGAATATTATATGTAAACGAGCGCATCACTTTTAAGGAGATTGCAGAGCGCACCGGTGTGACCGAAAAGACAATCGGCAAATGGGCTGAGGCTGACAATTGGGCGAAGCTTAGAAAAAGCTTGCTAACTACTAAAGAAGCTCAATTGGTACACTGGTATAATCAATTAGATGCTTTAAACGAATTGATTGCAAAACGGGAAATCCCTATACCACAATCTAAAGAAGCGGACATTATGAGTAAGATAACCGCAAACATCCAGCGCCTCGAAACCGAAATAGGATTAGGCGAATATGTGGAGGTTTCCAGAAAACTATTAACGTTCATCCAGTCGATTGACTTAAGTGATGCAAAAAATTTCAAAAATTACATTGATGAGTTTATCAACTCTAAACTAAAGAATGGCTAAAAAAGTAAGCAATAAGGAATATTTAGATATATGGCGTGAGTTCTGTGAAAACATGGACAATGCCACACCTATTGACTTAACCGAAAGCCATGGTGCAAAACTGCGAAGAATTGCACACCTCGAAAAAAATCCAGAGGAATGGTTTAAATACTATTTTCCTAACTACTATACCAGCGAACCCGCTGATTTTCATATAAAAGCAACCAGACGTGTTTTAGCAAATGCCGAATGGTACGAAGTCCGATCGTGGGCGCGAGAACTCTCAAAGTCAGGGCGTACTATGATGGAAGTGCTTTATTTGGCAATGACAGGTAAAAAGAAAAACATTCTTTTAATCTCGAATTCTGCTGATAATGCCGAAAGGTTGCTTTTACCTTATAAAGGAATCCTTGAACGTAACAACCGAATTATTGCCGATTACGGCATTCAAAAGAAAGTTGGTTCATGGGAAGCCTCAGAATTTAAAACCCGTAAAGGTGTTTCGTTTCGTGCCATTGGTGCGGGTCAGTCACCACGTGGAACCAGAAACGATGCAAGTCGTCCCGATGTTATCCTGATCGATGATATTGATACTGACGAATTTTGCCGAAATATAGAGCTGGTAAAAGAGCGTGTTAAATGGATTGAGCAAGCATTAATTCCAACGCGTTCAATTTCAAACGGCTTACTACTTATTGCTTGTGGCAATATTATTGCCAAATACTGCTGTATTACAGAAATGGGTAAAAAGGCAGACAAATGGGACATTATAAACATTCGCGACAAAGACGGCAATAGCTCGTGGCCACAAAAAAATAAAGAGGAAGCCATTAAAAGGGTTGAAAGCTCCATTTCTTATGAAAGTTTTCAAAAAGAATATTGCAATAACCCTATGGACGGTGGCGACACCTTCAAAGATATACTTTTTGATAAGTGTCCTCAATTACGTCATTGCGATACGGTTGTAATCTATGCCGACCCCGCACCGTCTAACTCAGACAAGACAAATGCAAGCAGTAAAGCGATTGTTATTCTCGCTTGCAAAGGCATTCACTATTATTTATACAAAGTTTGGGTTGACCAAATGAGCAATGCACAGTTTTGCGAGTATTTATTTGAAGCGCATGACATTTGTAAACGTGCAGGTGTTGATCCGGTTTACATTTGGATTGAAAACAACTCACTTCAAAATCCATTTTACGAACAGGTTATTTTGCCACACATTTACCGACTTGAAAGCGAGCTAAAAACCTCTTTGCCTATTCGCCCGGACGATAGAAAAAAACCCGAAAAATACGCAAGGATTGAGGGAACCCTTGAACCATTAAACCGTTTAGGCAGATTGATTTTTAACCTTATGGAAAAAGCCAATCCACACATGGAAAGAATGGTAGCTCAGTTTACAAACTTCAACCGTAAGGCTAAATTAATGGACGGACCCGATGCGGTGGAGGGAGCTGTAAAAAAGGCACAAGATATTTCAATAAGCAATTCGACCGGAGCAATAGAAAGCTTCCCACGTAAAGCCAATAAACATAGAATGTAATGTTAGTACAACCATCAGAATTGAATACCGAGTTATACCCGGAAGTTATCGCAGCAATTACACGTAGTAATCCTAGCGAAACACTATCACAGATTAAAGCAGCAGAAGACTTCTGTAAATCATATCTCTTTAAATACGATTTAAAAGCTCTTTTTGGTGATGATACTACAGAACCGGCAACAGCTCCAACCGTAGTTGATGAGAATTTAAAGAAAACGGTAAAGGTCATTGCTTCGTACTGGTTGGTTCGAAAAGCAAACCCGAATGTAAACCTTGATTTATTTCGCGAAGATTGGGAGCTAATGATTGGTAACAAAGAAGTGCCTGGATGGTTGTATGATATTAAAGAGGGAAATATTAACCCTGACTGGCCATATAAGCAAGATGATCCAGAAACACCAGAAGACGAAAGCGAAGTAAATGACGGCGTTTTTTGGGGTTCTAACCAAAAACGTACACAAAGATTTTAACACATGGAAAATAAAGAAAAAGAGCCTTTTATCATACACGACTTAACACTCGTAGCTCCTGACCGTAGCAGTAAAGACATTGGAAAACTTAAAGAAAGTGTCGTTACTGCCGAAAGTGTTTATTATCCAAACCGTGTAATGCTATACGATTTATATCACGACATCCTTTCTATGGATGGTTTTTTGCGTGGTATTATCGGCAAAAGAATAGATTCTGTACTCAACAAAAAATTAAAGTTCATTAAAAAAGACGGCAAACAGGATGACGACCTAACCGACTTAATGAAAAGCGAAAAAGGTCGTGATTTAATCACGTTAATGATGGAATCCAAAATATGGGGGATTTCAGGCGTTGAGTTTGTTATTGGTGAGGAATTGACTTTTAAAGAAGTTGAAAGAAAACACATTAAACCTGAAAAAGGATTAATAACTAAATCACAATACGGACTATCAGAACAGGACGGCTATGCTTATGAAGAAATGCCTTTCGTTTGGGTTATAGGTAAACCCAAGGATTTAGGATTGCTTTTGGCCTGTTCAATGTACGGGATTTACAAACGTGGTACCTTTGGCGATTATGCACAATATGTTGAGATTTTCGGGCAACCTGTCCGAATTATGAAGTATGATGCGTATGACACCAAAACTAAGCAGGAGCTTAAAACATTACTAACGGATAGTGGCTCATCATTAGCAATGATGATACCAAAACAAGCCGAATTTGAAATGCTGGACGGCAAAACCTCAAACGGTGATGGTAAGCTACAGATTGGTTTAAAAGATGCCTGTAATGAAGAAATGGCAATCGCTATTTTGGGTAATACCGAAACCACATCGTCGAGTAAGTCGAGCGGTTACGCTCAATCAAAAGAGCATGGCGAACAGCAGGACGAATTAACTATATCAGACTTGATTTTTATTGAAAATCTCTTAAACAGTAAAAAGTTTAAACAGATTTTAAAATCATACGGATATGATATTAACGGTAAGTTTGAATTTGAGATTGATCTTAATTTAACAAAACTTAAGCTCCGTATGGAGATAGATATGTTTGTAAGCCAAAAAGTGCCTATTGGTGACGATTATTGGTATGAAACATACAGAATTCCAAAACCGGATAACTATGATGAGTTAAAAGCTAAAATGGAACTGGCAAAGCAGGAACCAACACCGGAACCGACCGAAACAAATCCTAAAAAGCCACAAGCCAAAAAACCACAGCTAACCGAAACCAGAAAGCAAAACCTTTTGGATTTACTTTTTAAAGGTTTAGCGGATTTTTTCGACCAAGCCCGACCATAGTCGGGCAATTAAACCATTTATATAGCTCAGATTGTACCTGTTGTAATGATTTAGAACTGGAAGACCTTGCAGCCGATAACTGGGACGACATTTACAATGAAATTGCAAGGCAGTTATTTGAGGGTGAAGACCTGAATACCGATGCTGTTTATAACAAAACAGTAGCGCAATTAATGAAAGGCCTTAATAAAGGTTTGGGTGTTTCATTTGACGACGAAGAAAGCCGGAAAGCTTTAAAAGATGCGTTCACTCTAAATGTTGAACAATTCAGTTACGCAAAAACGTTAACGCAGTTCAATTTATTTAAAGATGCTGTTTTCAACCTAAAAGGACAACAGCGAAGCTTTGAATCTATCAAAAAAATAGTTGCTGATACAGGCGAAGTATTCAACAAAAATTATTTATCAGCAGAGGTAAAATATGTTACACAAAGTTCCATAATGGCTCGAAAGTGGCATACTATGGACGCTGAATATTTGCAGTTTTCAACTGTTGGTGATAGTGCGGTACGTCCAGAACATAGGATTTTTGACAAGTTTACCGCTTTAAAAACAGATAAAATTTGGCTTCGTTTATATACTCCTTTGGCTTGGGGTTGTCGTTGTACTATTATACCTGGTATCGCTCGTAACTTAAGCAAGGAATACGATAGCGATTGGGCTAACGCAATGGTTGATCCTTTGGTAAAAGATACCATTTTCGACAACAATGCAGCAGTAAGTAAAGTGATATTTAATAACAAACATCCATACTTTAAGGCAACGGATCAGGATAAAATAAAAGTGCCGAAAGAACCGAAAAAGGAAACTTCAATAAATCTGAGCGATTATATAAAAGGAGATTTGCCAACTGATAAAGAGATCAAAGCCATATTGACAAAATATGCCGAATTGTTTCCCGAAGATTTTAGACGCGGGTTGGATGATGTGAAGTTTATAAAATCTAAATCGTACATGATGCAACACTCGATGTATCATAATAGGTTAACCGGTGATTGGGCTAGCGGTTCTACTATTACCCTGAGTAAGCACGAATTTAGCAGTATTAAGTTTAATCCGCTTGAAGAATTCAGGAACGGTTTAGCAGCTATCAAAAGCGGTAAGAAAATGACTTTTAACCAGGAATATTCTTTTGAAAGTTTATGGCATGAAATTTTGCACGCAAAAACCAAATCAGCACCTAAATCGTTGAGTTCGGTTGGTGTTAAAAATATGGAGACTATAAACCAGTTTTGCGCCAGACATACTTACCCGGAGTTTATGAAAAAGCTTGGAGGTAAAGCAATTCATCAAAAAGAAATTCTGGAAAATGGTTACGGTTATAAAAGTTGGATAAGCGATTTTAGAACAACACTTAAAAATCTTAAGATAGACGAAAAGCAAGCGGTAAAAGATTTGATGCCTTTTTTAATGCAGGATTATAGCAATATAGGAAGTAAGGTGAACGCTTATTTAAAAGAAAATACTAAATAGCAATATTTACGCAATCGTAGCCTAAACCATCAGATTGTAATTCTTTTGGAAGTTTTGCCCAAAACTCATCTGCTTTCTCCTGATCGTTTCTGAATTCGAAAAGGACAGCTAAATCATAATAGGCGTTTTCTTGTGAGACAAGCTCTAAATACAGCTCAGGAGTGAGCTCTTTGTCAGTGTCGATACCAAATTTTTGACACAACGAAAGAGCATCAAAACGAATATCGTTGAGCTCCTGATCTGTTGGATTATAGTCAAAAATGGTTATCATAAAAACAAAATTACTAAATGTTATTTGAATAACAATGATTTATACTTAAAACTAAAGAATAATGACACCTGAAGAATTTTCAAGAGCACTCGAAAGAAAGGCAAATGAGGTCAAAAACTATGCAATTAACCGTTTTCCGTCAGTTGCCGGAAACATCGCTTTGCGCTTTATAAACGGTAATTTCAGGGCGGGAGGTTTTCAGGGACAAAGCTTTGATCGTTGGAAAAAGAGCAATAAAAAAAGAGGTTCGACCTTAGTTGATAGCGGAGCTTTACGAGCTGACAACCATTACACCACGCAACCCGCACAAGTGACTTTAAAAAATAATAGGCCTTATGCCAGGTTACACAATGAGGGGTTTAAAGGAACTGTAACCGTAAAAGCTCACACCCGAAATAAATACAGTAAAAGAAAAGTTGGTACCGGACGATTTACCAGAAATGGAAACGAGCGAATGCAGACTGTAACGTATAAATCCGGTGAAAGTACAGTAAGAGCGCACAGACGAAAAATGAATATCCCAAAACGTCAGTTTATGCCAACTAATGACAGGGATAGTGTTGTATTAAACAGAGCTATTGAGAGACAAGTTACACGAGATATTAAACAGATTTTACAATAAATTATGGCTACACCAGACCTTTTAGAAAACATTGAATCACCTTTTGGAAAAACATTCTTAGAATTGCAGGAACGCATTAAAACAGAAGTTCCAGAAGTTGTTTACATAGAACAGGATTTAGGACAATTAGGAACGGAAGACCCGCGAAAAAGTATGTTTTTTCCGGGGGTTTTAATTGATTTTCCGAATACTCCTTTTTCAAATTTACAAGGCAAAAACCAACTTGGACAGCCTGTAATATCTATAACATTAGTATTTGACAACTACAATCAAACATGGCAAGATGCGCCGCTCGATGTTAGAAAAGCAGGATTGAAATATTTAGAAATCGAACAAAAATTATTTATGGCTGTTCAGACTTGGGAAGGTGATTTTTGCCAGTCTTTAAACAGAACTGCTGCAACTGGTCACAATAGAAACGATGTTGGCTTACGAGTACGAGAATTAACCTTTACAGGTGAATTTGAAGATTATAGTTGTGATGATGATTCGCAAACGGTTACAATTAGCTTAAGCACCGAATAAAGATAATTGTACCTGTGGTTCTGACTTTGGAATTGGCATTCCTTTTATGTTCATCCATTGGCGATAAGATATAAAAATGTTGTGTTTTGGAAATACTGTTTTTATAATCTTAGTATCAGGTACATCTGAATGTTTGGCGCTCTTATAAACCTCAATAATAAATTGAGCTCGTTTATTGTAGTTCTTTTTATTATACGCCATGAAGCAAAAATAAAAAGTTATTTAATTTTGTGCAACACGAGTTTTTGAGCATAAAAAAACCCGCTAATTAGCGGGTTTTTAAATTCAGTTTAAACACTATTTAAATTAATTTAATCGATCACTATAATTTTGAATATACCAACCTTCAGCATTTCTTCTAAAATTAAAAATAACTTTATTTTGCTCATCTCTCATACTGGCATATCCTTTTTCTGTTACTAATTCAGTAACATCGTTTGGAGCAATGTATTTTTTCCAAAAAGGGAAAAGGTCTAAAAACTTCCCTCTAAAAATATCGAACATATATTTCTTTGTACCTGTTATTTCAAGGTCATTATTTTGCCCCTCTACAATAACTTTAAAATGAACTTGCAAACACTCTTTGCATTCGCCACTGTAGGCATAATCAATTGATTGTTCGATTCTTTTTTTTGTTTCTTCTGACGCTAATTTTGGAATATAAATAATTGAATAGACATTACCTTTTTTTGATTCTCTTGAATCTAAATAGGAGTATTCACCTCTAAAATTACTTGCAATAACATCGGCAAACTCTCTAGTAAATTTTATGTCGCTTCGATATGCTTTCTTTAAAAAATCATAATCCTGAGCTTGTAACATTAACCCAAAAAGTAAAAAGGTAAATAGTAATAGTTTTTTCATAATCATTTAAAAATTAATCTTGTTACATCGCCGTGCTTTTCAATTTCAGACCTGCCCGGAAGGTCTTTTTTAACTCGTTTGTCGAACGTTTTTAATTGCCACGGTGTGATATTTTCAATGTCCATATAAATAACATCCCAAAAGCCTTGTTTTTTGCTTCGATAACCGACAATTGTATCGGTTCTAATTTTCCGCATTTCATCATATTGTTGTATTGGCCTGAGCGCATTTGGTGAAATGTGAAAATAAATACTCTGTATTTTTTCGATTTCTAAATCTGTGAGCATCTTTTCATTAATGTGTTTCCAACCAATGCTTTAATTTTTCGCTTTCCAAATGTATGTTAAAAAGGTCATATAACAAATACACTAATGCAAATAATAATATAATACTTACAGTAAAAAGTATTATATCAAGCTTTTTTCGTTTGGCTTCCTGTGCTGCATTAATACGAGCTTGTTCCGCTCGGTGTCTGTGAATTATTTCGTCATATTTGTCCATGAATCAAAATTATTAAGTTTTTTTTAGACTTTTTTACGGGTTTCCTTACTTAGTATTTTTTATCTGTCCAATGAATAAGTTTACCTGTAAAGTCATCATTAAAATATTGAAAGAATTCTTCTAAAGAATCAAAGCCATCGTTTATGGCTAATGCTTTCATTTCATCAGTATCTAACTGCTTTTTACCAACTCTGACAGCAATTTTTAATGAGCCTGCATTCATTATTGTTTCTTTTGTATGATAGTAAACTATTTCAATTTCCTGAATACTCACCACCGGCAGAACCGGAGCAAATCGAAACATTTTTTTTGTTCGAACATTGATAAAAAAATCAATCTTCATTCCTGCTTTCCAACGGTCTGTTTTGTCTTCCCGGATGGTGTGTATTTTTGGGTTTTGTTCCATTATCCTTTCCCACATTCTATGATAGAAAATAATCTCTCTTTTTGCATTTGTATCAATAAATTCCTTTAATTCATTATGCATTGATTCATAAAAACCGCTATCAATCAAGCCCTTTAAAATGCGTTCTACAAAGTAAGTTGGCTTTTTATATATCTGTGTGCTAAATCCTAGTATCATATATTTCAGTGTTAGTTTATAGTTCTTAATATCGCCATCTAGGCGATGGATAACCTCTTGGCTGATCGTAACGATTGTTTTCTTTTCCAAATCCTTCTAAAAAACGGTGTATTTCTTCAACAGTACGATTATTGAAAGTGTATGTTTTAACAATTTCTTCCGAGCCTCTTCGTAAAATAATCACAACTGACGGTTCATATTTTGGATGATTAATATCTGATATAACCGAAAATTGAGAATTTAAAAACTTAATGTGGCTCAGAATTAATTTATTATCTGAGTTCATTTCGTTTAGCCATCTGGAATGAGTTTCAAGCTTATCAACAATTGAGTTGTTTTTCCTTTTGAGTAAGGAAATTTCATTTTCTAGCTTTGTAATACCTAACACACTTTTGAAGTACTGCCTTATTCTTTTTATAATTTTTTTCATTTTTTATTTATTTTATCGTCTTTCAGTTTTTCGTTTTGCAAAATCTGCAATTATTGGGTTGAAATTCTTTGTTTTTATTTCTTCCGGGTATTCGTTGTGATAATACTTTTTGTTGATATAAGTTGCCATGTTGGCTTTTGCAATTCCGCTTCTTTTTAAATATCGTTCATAGCCTGGCAATGAAAGAAAAAACAATATCGTTTCTGCTTCTGTCATTTTTTTGAAAGCTTTTTCAGCATCGAGTTTTGAAAGCTTGTGATTGTAGAGTAACCAACCGGAGTTAAAAGATAGATCAGCAGGCGAAATCTTGATTTCAAAAACCTTTGTGTACTTTTCTTTTACCATCCAAACGGTTTTTATAGTGATTTCCTGAGCAGGAAAATTGGACGAAAACAGCCACTCAATTTGCGTTTGGTTAAGTTCGCCCTCCGAAACTTCAAATAGCTTTAAATTGCCGTTTAAATCGTATTTAAAAAGGAAAACCAAACCTATTTCTTTTCCTTGCGCTCTGTATGTGGTTAATAGCTCCATATTTTATAAATTATCCTCAATAAACTGTAATACTGCTGAGGCTGTCGCTGAATACGATTGTAAATGTCTTACTGTCATACATGGCTCATTTTTATAAGTTAAAACCACTTCTACATATTCATTATTAATAAAATGGCAAATGATGTCCCAATCTTTATTTATGATGATATGGCTTTCTTTTGTTACTTCTACTTTGAAAATCGGATACTTGGAGGCAATATCTTTCATACCTCCCATAAGCATTAACCAATCTTTTTTTAAACTTTTTTTTATCATTTTATCAGATATTTGGTTGGTTTTACATGAACAAAATTCTTTGCTATGGTTTTGGCTTCGTTTTTTAACCTGTGCTCAGCCTCAAATATGGTTTCAGTTTTTAGTGTAGGTCTGTTTGGGTATTTCTTTTGTCTCATTACTTTAAATTTATTGTCATTTTAAGTGAAACCCGCTCGGTTATTTTGGGACATTTTATATATCTCTTTTTTACTTTACGGTTTATTGCTACTGGCTTAATAAGTTTTTTATGAAATGAATTAATCAAAGCTGATCTTCCATAATTCCGTGCCGGATGAAAATAGAACTGACGAACATTAGCAAAATTTTCATCCGAAAAATGAGGGAAGTAATGTTCTATCCACTTTTTATAATTTTTTTTAAAAACTTCAATTCTTTCGTTTGAAATGGATTCGTCAACATCGTCAATAACTACAATATTTTCACGTGTTTTTAAATCTCTAATCATGTGGTTCAGTTCGTGTGACATGCCGTGCCCGATTATTGCAATTTTACTTTTGCTACTATCATTTCCTGATGGGTCGCAACTTATTTGAATTTCACTCATTACGATAATTGTTGGTTTAAATTTGACTTGATATATAATAACACGTTCCGGTCATAAACGCTCATAGGAAAGGTTTCGGCTACTTCGATGAATTTTTCGAGATAGTGAGCTTCGTAATACTCAAAGCTGAATTTTATCTTTACTGGTTTAGAGTTTCGAGTCGGTAGTCGCTTGGTTTCTAACTCCTTTTTTTCAAACTTTAGTGATACCTTTTCTAAAACTGATCTCGCTACTCTTATCTCACGGTTTTTCTCTGGTGTAAATGGAGGTTTTGGAAAATGATGTACCAAAGCGTTTAGCTGCATTGGCGACAGTTTAAGATTTACTTTCATTTAACATTCGGTTTTAGGTGGTTCTAATTCTTTTTTACATTCAGTACATGTGAGTACTGTTGTTTCGCATCCGCAAACAGCGTCTATTACTTTGATGTAAGCTATATCATGCGGGCAAACTTCGGTGATGCTATATGTATTCATTGTCATGGTATAGTTTACAATTTGTGCAATAGTATCGGCCGTTTTTTTCCTTAACAGGCATTTCAATTTCACATTCAAAACAGTACAACTCTTGTAGAGTTTTGATGGTCTCGGTTGTGCTGTCATCCTTATCGGAAATCTTAGCTAAAAACCATCCTACAGCTAAACCGAAAAGCATTATTGCGATTATGATTACTGCTATAAATACATATTCCATTTACTTGTATGTTTTAGTTATTATTGATTCTAAACAGCTTATTATTTTTGACAGCTCAGCTTTGTCCATCTTTTTTAAAGGCTTTTTAACCGGTGAATTATCACTCTTTAAAAAGTCTGATAATCTTTGAATGTCGGCAACTTCGCCCCAACGTTCGTGTTTAACTGTCCATTGTAATGTGCGTAATTGCGCCAGAACTGTCATGTGTTGCTTGTTAGCCTTATCGAACAAACCCCAGTTTTCATTGTTTCCCTGAACGATATTTTTAAGCTGCTGTTTTGGCTTGTTGTAGTCGTCAATTGCGGAACCGCTTCCGGTGTAAACGCTTGGTTTAGTTGCTGTCATAAGCATTAAGTATCTGAAAGGTTAAAAAATAGAAACCGTTTATGTAAAAGCCGTTTTTTCTGTATAGGTCAGAAAATGTTATTGTTAGTGGAGTACAACGACTGTGCTTTTTGCTTAATTCAAGAGACTTTAATATTATTTCTAATTTTAAATCCTGAATCTTTTTAGCTTTTATTAAAGTGCCTTCTAATGAATTTAAGTAATTGCTGAATTCTTCCTGAAGCTTGTTTTTTGTTGATGTAGAGTGACCGACATAAACAAAATAGTGTGATGTTTTCTTTTCCATATTCCTGATTTGTGTAATAATTGTTAGTATTCCGTTTTTGTGTAATGTTGTTCCTGATGCGGGACTCGAACCCGCATTTTAAAGTGTACAAAGCTTTAATGATTATCGTTATCTTAATCAGGACCCATATATCAATTTAAATCCAAAAAATTGATTTGCTCCTGAGACCGGATTCGAACCGGTGACAAATGAAAGGCTCTACATTTTTGGCTCTTTTCAAACGCTCTACCATCTGAGCTACTCAGGAAACCGAATTAACTAACCTGTTAATCTTCATTTAAAGAGTCCTTTACTGTTTGAGCAGCATCGCACCCTTTTTCAAATCCTGCTTTAAAAGCTTCATCGTGTAATTTTTGTAAATAATCCTGTCCAGCCATTAAAGCCCTCATACATTCTGATGGCACAGGATTGGCAGGTGTTATTATTTCTGTGAGCTTATCAAATGCTATTATCTTATTGAATACTTCCATGATTATCAGCCTTTATATGTTGCTTTTGTGTGTTTTTTGAAAAGAGTATTATTGATTACCAATTTTTCATATCTTCTAAATGCTCTCAACTCCTTATCTGACAATTCATGTTTACAAGTCCAATTACCTGCATGATCTTTAAAAACCAAATGACCATTAACTGTGTATTCTTCGTGATCTTTTACTGGTATTATTTCTACGTTCATTTTTTTGCTGTTTATAGATGGAATTGATTCGAAAACACAGCCACTCTATGTAAGTGGCTATGTCTTTTTTGTTAAAGATTATTAGCAGGATCAATAAGATCAGTATCGTTGTGTTTTTCATCTTTATTAAATTCAAATTTGTACCCTTGCGAAAAATCTACTGAACTAGCCGAAAGCGGGATTGGCGTTTTTGTACCATCTTCGCCAATTAAAGCAGCTTCTATATACCAAACTGAACGAACTGGCTTGTATGCATCGGCAATGATTCTTACACCGTCTGTAAATTCCTCGTTATTAAAATCTTTTGTTAGTTTTTGAAGTTCCAAAACTCTGGAACCTTTTAAATTTCCTTTAGCATCCTTTTTTAGAAGGTTAAAAACAATCGTAACTAAAGCAGATGTTTCTGCGTCTTTTGCTAATGATGTTATGAACTTTTCAACTTTAGCAATTCCGGCACTTACTGTGTCGTCCCAACCGTCAGTAACTCGATACCCAATTGTAATTTCGGCACCATCACATGAAAATGTATGTGATTGTTGTTTTTCCTTAATTCCGTACACATCAGCCTTTAATTTTAAGATGTCCTCAAAGTATTTGAAAGCTTGTGTTTTGGCGTTAGAGATCATTTCTGATGCGCTACAAAGGGTAAAAATTACTTTTGGTACTGTTTGCTCTACAAGGTCTTTATATGCCTGTCTGTCGAGGTCTTTTTTTGATTCTACTTTAGCCAGTGCATCTTTTAACTCCTGAGCTGAAAACTTTGTTAAGTCTGGTAATTGCGGTGTTTCTGTATTCATGATTCTTGCGTTTTTAATAATTGATCTTTTGTAAAACCACCCCAATTTGTGGCTTCGATTTGTTCTTTTGTGAGTTTTATTTTTCGTTCTATTTGTTCCGGTACTTTGTAGGTTCTTACCTCGTGCGGGAATATTTCGCCTTTTTCTTCGGCTAATTGGCTAAACAATGCGCCTCGCTCCTGATTAATAAAGATTCTTTCAACAAGCGAAAAAACGTTATATTTTCCATCTGAGAGCCGGTCAACTTGTGAGCAATACACTAAGACGTTATGCAGGATTACTAACCTTTCGTCGATTTCTTCTTTCATATGTTGTAAAAATTATAATCTCTCAAATCAAGGGTGTCACGTTCAATAGGTCTGCTTATTTGCTCCTGTTCATACCGACGTAAATCGGCTTCAATTGTGGTTCTATCGGGATGGTTTGGGTTATCGGTTAACCATTGTTTTAAATCGGCTATTTTATTGGCTCTTTGCTGTGGTGTCATAGTTGGTTAGTTTTGAGTTGGTCTAAATACTTGTATGCCTGATTCTCTTGCGTGAATTTTTTGCCTTTTTTTTGCCTCTTCTAATAATGCTTTCGGAAAATGATTCATTAATTTGCTTATGCATTTACAGTAGAGCCAATCTTTATCTTTACCTTTTGTGTCAGGGTATTCTTTGATAAACTCTTTGAAAACAGTTTCTTCTTTTGATAATTCGATTATAAACCACTTATTAACCGACGAACTAGAGACCACTTTTTGAAATTCAGCAGCATTCATTGTTACGCTATCTACCCAGTAAAACCAAAATGCCAGTATTAAATCTTCTTTGGTTTCGCAGCCATTCTTTAAAAGATTCATTAAATAATCTTCTGCTAATTCTATTGTTTTTGTTTTCATGTTGTTCTGTTTTATTGATGTCCGTGTAAATCTTCATATCCTTTTTGCCAAACCACATATTGGGTTGCATGTGGTCCGTATTTCCGTCCTTTATTTGTGGCCAAATAACCACTTACGACTACTTTTTGTGTTGCATCAAACTTTATCCTGTCCTCGAAATCCGTTTTAGGATTTTGTCCTTTTGCATGGCCTATAAAAACCAGTGTCTTATCTTTAAATCTTTTTCTGAAATTCAAATAATCCTCAAATGTGTAGCCCATAAAAAAGTATGATACTGAATCTATTACTACTACCTGAGCGCTATTTCTTCGTGAAAGTCTTTCAGTAAGTTGATCTAAAGAATCATCGACCAGACTAAAGTTTTTTGCGACATCTTGCATCTGAAAAAGTTTTAACCTGTCTTGAAGATTTTCGTCGTCCAAATCTTCCTCTTTTGATACTAATATTGTTTTTTCGGTTTTAGCAAACTCCTTTATTAATTGCATAACAAAAGAACTTTTGCCGCTCGAACTGTCACCCCAGATAAACCAACGTCCTTTTTTTTGCGGGTTTCCGAAAACATCAAAAAAGCGTCCTGTAAACTTGATGCACGATATAATTACAGATAGTACATTGGATACGGTTAGAGCTCTTTTAAATTTTTCCATATTATGCGCTCAGTAATTTTGGCATTCCTAATATGGTTCTAACAAAATCCTCTGTAAGTGGTTGGCCTGTTCTGTCAGCTTCTTTCATTGCCGGTACTAAGACATCGTGTAACTCTCCATAGTTGTCGCAATTTTGTTTTAAGAACCTGATTAGGGCTTTATCTTCGATTTGATCTAAGAACATTGAAAAACTCCTGTCTATAGTTGGCAATTCTCTTATTCCGAATTTGATTCTACGGTAAAACTGTGGTATCCCTGAACGGTTCTTTTTGCGAAGCTTGTCGATGTTGTCAGTTAACTGACTGGTACCGATTAGCGTTATTCCACAGATTTTTATAAGAGCATCATACAATTCTTTCATAGAACAGAGAGCAGGTTGTTTCATGTACTCGCACTCATCAAATATCAGGTGTGGATTCTGGCCTTCTAGTTTTAATTGCTTTAGCCTTCTGGCTATTTCACCAATTTTTTTGCTTTTGGTTTTGGGTGTAGCAATTTTTAACGCATCGATAATCTTGTCAAGTAAATCCCCAATAGTATCAAGAGAACCAACAACGATTTTAAAAGTATCAACCGGATTTGCCTTTATAAACAAATCAGAAATGTAACTTTTACCCGAACCGGTTTCACCTATGATAATGTTTGTCAATCCGTTTTCTTTGGCATCTTCGAGAGTTGAAAACATTCGGTACAATTGTGGTGTTTCTTTTAAGCCCCAGTATTCTTTTTTTAGTGATAATCCTATAAATTCTGAAATCATCAAGTACCATTTATCTTTAATCTCTGATTTACCTACAGTGGTTTCTCCATTTCTTATGCTTGAAATATAACTTTCATTGACTCCTGAACGCTTTACAATTTCGTTGGCAGAAATATTATGAAGTTTTATAAATTCGTTAAGAGCTTCGGTAATCTGCTGTTTTTGGATCGTTGTAATCATAGGTTAGTGTATTTGTTTAGGTTAACTTTTTCTTTTAAATAATTTGTCTGGGTTTCCTGCCAGTTGGATTCTTCTAATACTTTTTCTCTTTTTTCCTGTTTGGCAGCGATACGTTTTGTTGCTTTTTCTAAGCGTTCCGAGGACTTTTGGTCTTTATGCTGTCCGAGACTATCAGGAATCATTAGTTTTTTAAGTGTGTCTAATCGTGGATTGTTGTCGAATAAATCTTCTAAAACTTCCCGTTGATGTGTACCTCTTAAAATAATCTCGTTATTCATGCGACTATTGTAGTCATATACCAATTGCCTTTGTTGTGCATCGCCTTTTTCCTGATCGTATAAAGCCATTGGCTGAATATATTTTTCGGTCAGTATAAATTCCATAGTTCCAATTTCTTCAACTAATCGACCGTCCCGGCTTTTGGCATTGCTTACTAACACCTGGCTTAAATCATCAGCATCATAAAAAACCATCCAATCCTCATGCATATACTTTCTAAAATTCAGGTCGAAAGTATCGTAGGCTCTTTCCTGTCCTTCAATTGTTGGTGTTAAACCATCACCTTTCATTTTGTTGGTGTATCCTGTTATTTGTCCATAGGCACGTAAGAACTGATTTAAAGTCATTTCGGTTTTATCTTGAAATGCTAAAAAGCTTTCTACAAATGCCTCAACTTTTTCTGCTCTCTCATTTTCAATGGCCTGCACAATTTGTTTTATACAACCGTCCTTATCCGGGAATAGGTGACGGTGTTTTGATAAATAATTGTCATTTACTTGGTTGTCAGATTTTGCCGTAACGTTATGCCCTGACCAGTTTAAAACCATTTTTTCCTGAAAGTGCTTTTCGTTGAACTTGTCAAAAAACTGTTCGATTGGTTTTGACTTAGCATTTTTAACCTTAGCTGGTGTAAAGTGCTTAGCGGTTGCCTCATACGTTGGTTGCAGGTTTTTAATTTGATAATGATCTGTTTGCAATTGATACGGTTTGTACTTATTACCAAATAATTCCTCAGTATGTTTAAGAGCGTTTTTAAGTGCCTGTCTAATTAAATCAGGGCTTTCCTTAGTGCCAATTGAGTAACCCACTATGTAATTATTGAACGGGTCAAGTATCATTACTGCTGTGAGCCTGTTATGATAGGTAGTTTTTGAATTGCCATCTTTATCTACTATTGTTTTTTGATAAAGAAGCTCTGCATCCCAACCATCCATTGACCAAAACAACATTGAAGCACTTGGTTTACTTCGCTTAATTTGCATGTGTTTTTGATGCATTAAGTCAGTTTCTCCATGCTGTCCGGCAAATACATACAAATCGAGTTCTTTTCGTTTGTTGGCAATTACTCCGGCATCTATAGGCTTCCATCCAATTACTCCGGCCACATCATTGTAATGTCTAACGACCTGCTCATTATTAAGGTTCTGATGTTTACCTAAAAGAACTTCAATAAGTGCTAATTGCTCATCATCTTTGACCTTTGCAGCATTTCGGGAGCCGTATTTTTTACTAATAATTGACGAATAGCTCTCTTGTATGTACCGGTTTACTTTATGTCTTAAACTGTCTTTTGTGGTTGGCAAATCGTGATTTACCTGCTGAAAGACATTGACGTCATTACTCAAACTTTGCCAAATGTCAAACTGTCCGGTTAGTCCTAATGATTTAGCGTACAGTTTTCGCTTTTGCTTTACTTCAAGTATGGTATTTAATACTGATGCATTATAAGTGTAGAGCTCTATGGCTTCCGGCGGGAGTTTTTTATTGTTATCCTCACCATATCGGTGCGCTGCAAAAAAATCAAAAGCTTTACGATCACTTATGTAGTGTTTTTCAAAGAACGATGCCCTAGTTATTTCGGTGGGCTTTCCGAATTTGAATACTAATGCATCCCGCCATTCTTGTACTAAAGAGTCAAAATCCACAAGAGCATCAAAACCTAATGATGCACGCCTTAATTCTCGTTCAGGTTGGGTTTTACTTTTCATTCTTCCATAAAGTGCCCTGTAAGAAATCAGTTTTAAACTTTGCTCATGTGAGCTTACAAGTTTATCGCTCTTAATAAGGAACTTTATTTTTGCACCTAGTTTGTCGTTATGGTATTCAAATGGAGATTCTTTCTTTTCCATACGAATAGTTGTTAATCTTCAAACTCACTAATTTTTTTTAATTCCTCCTGTAAGAGTTCTTTAGCACGTTTACGCATTGCTTTGGCGGTGTCTGAATTACTAAAGAATTTCAAAGCTGATCTTACGCTTGGTCTGTTTGACTTAAATTCTTTTATGATTTTATTCTTAAACTCATTTGGGATTAATATCTCTTTCATATCTTTACAATTGTTAATACTGTTTTATATTTCGTTTTGTTCTTTACAAATATATACACAAATTGAAAACAAAAAAACGTTTTTACGTAAAAAAGTTCACATTTTTAAAACATTATGGATAAGTCATTGATTTTAAATAGATTAAAAAAGGCAAAAAACTTTAATACCGATACTGAATTAGCGGATTTTCTCGATATTCGTAAGAGTACTCTTTCTAATTGGTACACCAGAAATTCAATTGACTACGATCTTTTGTTTTCAAAATGTGAAAACGAGATGGATATGAACTGGCTTTTAACCGGAAAAGAGTTTTTGTCAAATCATAATAGAACAGATTTAGTTGCTGAACCTATAGAGGGTTATCGGAAAACGAGAGATGCAATTTATGATATGCAACGAGTACCCTTATTTAACCTTGAGGCAACGATGGGTTTAGTTCCCTTAGTTGATGGCAATGGAGTTGATGAAGAAAAGGTAATAGATTATATTTCTATACCAAGTATGCCGAGTTGTGATGGTGCAATTTATGCATCAGGTGATAGTATGTATCCTTTGCTAAAATCTGGGGATATGATTGCTTATAAACGTATAGCAGTTGAGCGAGCTCAGATATTCTTTGGAGAAATGTATATAGTAGCTGTCAAATTAGACGAATACAGTACTATGAAAACTATAAAGTTTGTTCATCAAAGCGAATTAGGTGATGAATATGTTAGACTTGTAAGCCATAACCAACACCATACACCTAAAGATGTTAAACTAAGTCAAATAGCCGCAATCGGGCTTGTTAGAGCTTCAATACGTCTACATAACTAAATAATCAATTGATTATTAGTTATTTACAGTCTTAATAACGTGTAACATACTAAAATAAGGGGGTGTTTTCAGCCTTTTTTTTATGATTTATTTGTAATTAAGTGTAATTATGGGGTAGTTTTCGAGTGTTTTTTTTGCATACTTGAAGTAAAGCAAGAGGTAAAGCAAGAGGTAAAGCAATATAAATAATACTCTATTTTTGAATATCTTTAAACACTTTTTAAAAACCTTTAAAAGCTTATTTAAAGCAGAAAATTACAGATGCAAAAAAGCCGTAAAACGCTTGTTTTTACGGCTTTTAGAGTGGTTTCGGTATCTTACCCAATTATTATGGTAGTTATTGCCTTATATTGACTCTTTTTCGGGTTTTAAATGGTAGCTAAATGGTACTAAAAAGTAATTAATGAACATTTTAAATTTTTCTGTTTTTGGGGCTTTTTTGGTCTTAACCCTTGATTTTATTGGCTTTTTCGGGCTTTTTTATATTTATCTACTTTGTATATTTCATTTATAGCCCTATAATCTATCTCACATCTGACAAAAAACATTTCACAATTATGACTTTACAAGAAAAAGACAGCCAATATCTTTGGCATCCTTATACACAACACAAAACTTCTCAAACTCCAATTGCCATTTCAAGAGGCGAAGGCGCTTTACTTTGGGACGAAAATAATAAAGAATACATTGACGCAATCGCTTCGTGGTGGGTAAATCCGTTTGGGCACAGTAATAAATTTATTGCTGATGCGATTTACAAACAATTAACAACACTGGAACATGTGTTATTTGGTGGTTTTACACACGAACCAGCTATAAAAGTAGCCGAAAGACTCATGAAAATTTTGCCAAAAAATCAGCAGAAAATCTTCTTCTCCGATAATGGTTCTACCGCTGTAGAAGTTGCCATTAAAGTAGCATTACAGTATTTCTTCAATAAAGGTGAAAAACGAACGACCATAATTGCTTTTGAAAATGCCTTTCACGGTGATACTTTTGCGGCGATGGCTGCAAGCGGAATCTCTTTCTACACGCAGGCTTTTCAGGGGATGTTTATAGATGTTATCCGGATTCCGGTTCCTGTAAAAGGTCAGGAAGAAGTTAGTTATGATGCTTTGAAAGAGGTGATTCAAAATCATAATTGCGCCGGATTTATTTTTGAGCCTTTAGTTCAGGGTGCTGCCGGAATGGTGATGTACGAACCGGAATCTTTGGCAAAACTGATTCAGATTTGCAATAAAAACAAAGTCTTAACTATTGCAGACGAAGTAATGACAGGCTTTGGTAAAACAGGAAAAACCTTCGCAATGGATTATGTTGATGCAGATCCTGATATGATTTGCTTATCGAAAGCGCTAACCGGAGGCACAATTCCGATGGCGATTACGACTTTTACACAGGAGGTTTTTGATGCTTTTTATGATGATGATATTAATAAAGCATTATTTCATGGCCATACTTTTACTGCTAATCCAACAGGTTGTGCTGCTGCTTTGGCAAGTATCGATTTACTGCAAACGGATGAAATGCAGACTAATATTGACAGAATCAACAAAAGCCATTTAGGATTCCAGAAGAAAATTGAGAATCATCCAAAAGTAATTACAGCCAGAACATTAGGAGTCATTTTTGCAGTTGAAATTAAATCCGATTCAGAAGAGAGCTATTATGGCTCCATGCGTACCAAATTGTATAATTTCTTTATTGAAAACGGTGTTGTTTTACGTCCGGTTGGAAACATCGTTTACATATTACCTCCTTACATTATGACAGACGAACAGCTCCAAAAGGTATATGCTACAATTGAAGCAGCGATAGAGATGGTTTAA